ATAATTTTAATAAACGTATTAGTGAAACTGAAACAGAAATTGTATACGGAGTACGTAGTCGTGGAAATGACTACGTATTCTTGCCAATGGAAATTTCACTACCTAGTGAAACTGAGGACGGTAATAGTAATTGTAATATTAGGTTTAACTTTGTTACGCCAGAGGCTATACAAATTATTCGTGAACAATTAACAGGTCCAGTTAAAGTTTTGCTAGAATTAGTACTCACAGACGGTACTAATGCAGATCTTAATACTGTAGAAGCCACTTTTTCTGGATTTTACATTACCAGTGCTAGTTACAATGCTGAAAGTATTACATTGACGCTTGGCATGATTAATTATAATACAGAACCATTTCCTGCTTATAACTTTACACCCAGAAATTTTCCAGGATTATTTTAATGTGGTATAATAAATACGTTGGACTACCCTACAAGGACAATGGCAGAACTACAGCTGGAATTGATTGCTGGGGATTAGCTTGTCTAGTATATCGCGAACATTTTGATATTGAACTACCCACACTAGATGATCAGTATGTGGGTAGCCAAGATTTAACCATTAGTAGCTTAGTTACTAGTACCAAAGAATCTTGGATTGCCACTCAAGAGCCTAAACCTGGGGATATTTGTGTATTTAATGTCTTAGGCGAACCTACTCACGTTGGCATTTACATTGGTAATCAAAAATTTCTACACGCACGTGCTGGTCAGGATAGTGTTATTGAGTCCTTGGATAGTGTAGGCTGGAATCGTAGACTAGAAGGCATTTACCAATATAACTTTGGTGAAATTCAACTAACTGGTACGCCACATCCACTACAACTACAAAATGTAGTTACTGATTGGGCTCCTGCTGGTACTAGTGTATATCAACTTACACAATATATTCAGGAAAAATACAAGGTAAGTACCAGACTACTAGAACGTATTGTAATCTTAATAGACGGTGTTCCCGTAGCACAACAAAACTGGCAAACTACTAAATTATTGCCAGGGCAAACTGTTGCCTATAGACTTGTAGCAGCTGGTGGTAGTACTGGCAGAATGTTAATGACTATTGCCCTAGTTGTAGCTGTTACTATTATTACTGCAGGGGCCGGAACACCTGGAAGTCTTGGATATACTATAGGACAAGCTGGTGTAAATGCTTTTGGTTTTGGAACTGCTACAAGTTGGGCAGTTGCTGCAGGTATTGGACTTAACATGGCTGGTATGGCATTAATTAATGCTATTGCTCCTATTAAACCGCCCAAGCAAGAAACACCGGGTGCAACCCTAAACTTATTTAACGGTAGCAGTAATCAAATAAGTCGTTTTGGCGCTATACCAGTTGTGCTTGGTAAAGTGCGTATGACTGCTGTACATGGTGCTACACCCTATATAGAAAGTTTAACAGATACCAGCGTTATTAGCATGGCCCTAATTTGGGGATTTGGTCCACTAGACGTGGATGACATTCAGGTAGGTTTAGTACCTAGTGAACAATTTTACGGTGTTAACCTTCGCGGAGCAACTGATCAAGTTGTGCCAAAAACACTATATGGTTATGCCAACGAGGATACTACCGCATTTGATCAACTATACGGACAAGATGTAACACAGCAGATTGTTAATGCGGATCTAACTAATGACTACTATTTAGGTGCGGACTCAACTAATCCTCCTGCAAGCGCCACTAATTTAGTGTATCCTAATCCTCAAGCACCTTACACTAATAACATAACAGGTGGAGCTTGGAAAGAGGTTGCACTAACTGAACCATGTACTAGAATTGAGCTAGCATTTAATTTTCCACAAGGCTTACGCGCCTTAAAAGCACCTAATGAAGTTCAACCAGCAGTAGCAATGATAGAAGTGCAGTATAAAGCTGAAGGCGGATATTGGACAGATGTAGTGCCTTTTACTAGTAATCAAGCTAGCAGTATCACTAGTAGTGGTACTAGTAGTACGGGTTGGAGTGCAACACTTCGTAGACCTGAAGCTATTATGACAACTACTACTACTTACGAAAGCGAAGCACCAAGTACTACTTATACTACAAATCAAACTTATCAATGGTATATAATTACACTACAAAGTGGTGGTGGTATTAATGTATACAAAGGTACTCCTACTTTTAGTCCATATAGTGAACCAGCCCAAGAAATTATTGACACTTATAAAAATACACAATATAACTCATTAGGGTTAGCAGCGACTCTTTCTGAACAATATACTAGACTTCCAGTAATTCCTAGTAATCATGTTGAGTTGTACAGAATATGCCTAAGAAGTGCAATAGGTACTGATTCAAGTATTTTCTTTACACAAGAAGATAAACGTAGTCAATCAGGTACAGTAACAGGTTTAGATCTTACTAAAACAGAAGATACTACAAACGGTACTTTAAAAGTTAGTATTAATACTGGCAATATTAGTAATAGTGCTCAAACTGCTATTACAAGTATTACACAACAAGAAAAATTTAGTGTAAAAGAATTTGCAAGTACTAGCAGCTATAATATTGTAGTTCCTGCAACTCAAAGTACTTGGTATAGTTTTTTACAAGATTATGGTCGGTGGTGTAGTTATACTGCCACAAGTATTGTAGCAGGAAAAGTATATAAAATTGCCACCTTGGGTAATACTAATTGGCAAAGTATTGGTGCGCCTGCAGGTGCCATAGTAGGAACAGTATTTACATCCACAGGTATAGGCAGTGGTACTGGTACTGTGTATACAACTACTTGTGATATTACACAAACTTGGACAGTTTCAGCAGCTAATGCAGGAGTTTATACCGTATATGCTAGTGCAGATAATACTGCACAAATATATGTAGACGATAATTTGGTAATGTCTTTAAATAATGACTCTTATAGTACGGTATTTAGCAACAGTGTACTTATCGCAGCAGGAACGCATACTGTGCGAATAGTTGCTGTAAATACCGATATTACTACACCTGCTGCAGTAGCTGTAAAGTTTACTATTACCCAAGACGGACAAAATAGCGCTAATGTTGCAGCTAAAACTATCCTAAGTTGGGGTGCTGAGGGCACTGATTATGCAAAGAAAAAAGACGCCTTTAATGCAACCTATAACATCAGAGACTTACCTCCTGCTCTTTATAGCGTAAGAGTACGCAGATATAATTATTCATTTGGTGGTAATGATGTTCCTGAAAGCAGCGGATTTAATAATTATGATAAATCTATATTATATAGTGTAACAGGATATAGTAATAATAAACCTATTACTAATCCGTCAGGATGTTATTTAGCCAGAACAGCTATTAGATTGCAAAGTACTAATAAAGTAAATGGTAATGTTGACGGAATAAATGCGCTAGTGCAAACTCGCGGATATGATGTAATTTATACTAATAATGGTGCTACAAAAACATGGACCCCAAATCTGCCTATTAACAATCCTGCTAGTTTATTTCGCTATGTGTTACAACATCCTGCTAATATGTATGCTGTAGTCGATAGTGATATTGACTTGGTGCAACTAGCAGAGTGGCATAATTTTTGTGAAATTAAAAAGTTTACTTATAATAATGTGCTTACTAGTACACAAAGTGTTATGGACACACTGCGTGAAATTTGTGCTGCGGGTTTAGCTAGTCCTACCATGATAAATGGCAAGTGGTCTGTGGTTGTTGACAAACCGCGAAGTTATGTAACACAACATTTTACACCACATAATAGTTGGGGTTTTGAATCTACTAAAGCACTACCAAAAATCCCAGATGCTTTTAGAGTAACTATTAACAATGAAACCAAAGCTTATCAACCAGATGAGTTCTTTGTTTTCAGAGAAAACATGACCGCTAATAATGCAAAAATTTATGAACAGCTGTCCCTACCCGGTGTAACAAATAAAGCTCAGGCTACTTTTTTAGCTAAATGGCACCTTGCTCAGCTAAAATTGCGTCCAGAAACTTATAAACTTAATGTTGATTTTGAGTATTTGGTGTGTACTCGTGGTGATTTAGTTCGAGTATCACATGATATTCCACAATGGGGTACTGCAAGTGGCAGAGTTAACAGTATTAGTTATAGTAGTCAAACTGGTAATAGTACTATAAACTTAACAGAACAAGTATATTTAGACAGCACAAAAACTTACACTATTAGATTTAGAACTAACAGCAGTACATTTTATAGTATAACTAATAAAACTTTAGTTGGTTATACTACTGGATATACCAGTGTAATTATGGTTAATCAAGACTTAGTTACACTAGGCGTTGCTTCAGATAACTTATTTATGCTTGGTGAATTGGTGGGCACTACAGCAAAAGATTCACAAGAATTAGTTGTGCTGTCTATTGAACCTACCAGCAATACTAGTGCTGTGTTAACCTTAACAGACTATTCATCACAAATATATGCTGAAGATTTTCAAAACCTAGTATACGATCCACAAATTACTGGTAGCAACAACGATGTAGTTGTTAATTCAATTACTGATGTACCATTTATTCAAGAAGCTACCAGTGATAGTGCGGTTGCTGAATTAAGTTCGCCAGGTGTATATACCAATATCTTAAAGTTATCAATAGCGCATCCTAATGGATTAACTCAAACAGCTCAACGAGTACAAGTACAGTATGTTGCAGGAACAGAAAGCTTAAACAGTGATAGCATTGGTTTAAATATTACTGTAGATAAAACTGCTAGTGCTGGCGTTGAAATTCGTGGATTAGTATCTGAGCAACCTTATAAATTTAGAGCTAGATATTTAAATAACTTGGGAACTGTACGAGGTCCTTGGTCCGATCCACCTTTTACTGCAGTAGTTGTAGGTAAGCGCACTAATAGCTTAGTTCCGCCTAATATAACAGTTGATTTAGATGGGTATTACTTAGTAATTACTCCTAGCGATAGTACTGTATCAAAAGACGATACGTTTAAAACTTTTGAGTATAGGGCGTATAAAAGTTCTGGAAACACTGCCCAAGACTTCTGGGATTTAGGAACTACATTGAGCACTATTAAATTTGTTCAAAGTCGTAGTGCAAGTAGAATAGACCTACGCACTTTTGATCAGCCAAGAATTTCTGAAGCTGGTGTGCAGTACAGAATAGCTTGTAGAGTTTTAGATACTAACAACAACTATAGTAGTACTAGTACTCTTACTAGTTTTACCCTAAAAACAATTGTAGAAGAAGATCCAGAGGATTAATATGTCAGATACGTTAGCCTCATTAAGTGCCGGTAACAGGTCTTTAATATTAAAATTGTCGACACCTACTGATTGGAATAACACTAAACCCAGAAATGATCTTAGTGCTATTAAAATTTGGTATTCTACTACTCAGGGATTTACTCCTGCAGACACTAATTTAGCATTTAGCGGCCCCGTTAGTTCTTCTATTACTATAGGTAGTTTAGCTGCTAATACTACATATTATGTTAGATATGCTTTTATATCTAGTATTGACCCAACAGTATATACCTACTCAAAACAGTACAGTCAAACTACACTAAGTGATGCTGCAAGTGTTGTAGCATCACTTAGTCAAGATAGTGTATTATTAGCAGCTAATAGTAGTGGCGTGGTTAGTAGTTATGTTAATGCCGTTACTACTATGACTATTACTAGTAACGGTATTGATGATTCCGCTAATTGGACATATAGTGTTACTAAAAATAGCGTTACTTGTAGTGAAGCTACTACTAGCAGAACTCAGACTATAACTAGTATGAGTTCTGAAGTTGATGTAGGATATGTAGATATTACGGCTAGTCGTACCGGATATTCTAGTATTACTAAACGTTTTACTGTAATAAAAGTAAAAGCCGGCAGTCAAGGTACTACTGTTGATATATCTGGTATAACTACCTTTTATAAAAATTCTGCTGCAACAATTAGTCCGGCTACTGCTACACTAACAGCAGTAGCACAAAATGTTACGAGTCCTAGCTATAGTTGGACTATTTCTGGAGCAACACCTACTAGTAGTACTAGTAGTAGTGTTGTAATTACTCCTACAGGAAGCTCAACTATATCTGTTTCACTTACAGTAACTGGCAGTAATATTTCTAGTACTACTGTTAGTAAAACTATGGCTGTAGTAGATCAAGGTGTTCAGGGACAGGTTGGTCAAGCTGGTTTAATGAGTGCTTTTCCTAGTATGTATAAATGGTTACCTACAGGAACTAGTCCCAGTAGACCTAGTAGTGATAGTACCTATACATGGTCCGATGGTAGTTATCAAGGTGCTATCATTAGTAGTGATAGTACTCAAGGATATTGGTGGTCAGAAGCACCTAGCAATACTACAAAAAACTATACTCTATGGCAAATTACAATTCCACTTACTGTTAGTGGCACAACTACTACTAGCCCACTACCTTGGACTAGTAGTAGTTATCCTATGCGTGCTACTGCTATTAATGGTAGTGATGGTGCTACTGGTGCTACAGGTAGTGCGGGTAGTGCAACTTATGTAATTACTCGTCCAAATAGTAGTAATAGTAGTAGTGACATAGATGCTGATCCTATTATTGGTGAAATATCATTAGTAGTTGGTAGAAACGCCCCAATTTTAGGGGATATTGTTACAATTACTAATGGCAATAATTCCAGAGTGGTTAGGTGGACGGGTTCTAGTTGGGCACAACAGACTACTTATATTACCGGTTCCTTAATTGTTGAAAATTCAATTAGTGGCAGTAAAATTATTGCAGGTACTTTAACTGCTGATAAAATAAGTGCAGGTACTATTACTTCTACTGATGGTAATTTTAATCTTACTATTGGTGGTGCTGTAAAGCAGGCCTTACCGGATACTTTTACAACTACTAATGGCATACATATTGAACGTAAAAATGACAATAATACTGCTGTAAATACTTTTAATCTTAGTAGTGGTGCAATCTATGAAATTGTTGATTTAGGCAATACTAGTTGGCCTAATTATAGTACATTTGGTACTACAAAGTGGTTTGTAGCAGGTAGTTATTTTACAGGTAATGGTACTGGAACTGTTAAAAAAGTTCCTGGATTTGGTATTATGATTAATGATAGTACCAGATATACAGGAAATACTGGAGGATTTAGCAATTTTCAACCAGGACTTTATTCATATTCTAAATACGGCAGTACTGCAAAATTTTATTCAGATGCAGCTTTAAATAATATTACAGGCGTAAATGTTGTCAGCATACAGGGGTCAGGAGATGTAGGACTAGACATATTTAGTATGTATAGTAGATTTGCAACAACAGGATTGCGTGTAACAAATTTAGGATATTCTGCAGCTACATTTGAAGGTGGTGGAACAAATACTGCAGTAACCATTACTTCTACTAACACTAATGGTCAAGGTATTGGTATAGGTCTTGCAGTTGTTGCAGGTAGTTCAATATATCCTTCAGTAGATATTACTAATAATTACGGATCTAGCTATGCTGCTATTAATGCAATAGGAAGTATTAGAGCCAGTGGTAATATTATTGCATTTTATTCTGATGACAGATTAAAAACTAAGCTAGGTATAATATCTAATCCTTTAGAAAAGTTAAATACCTTATCGGGGTTTTATTATGAACCAAATGAATTAGCACAAAGTTTGGGATATGAAAAACGTCGTGAAGTAGGTATAAGTGCTCAAGACGTACAAAAAATATTGCCTGAAATTATTCACAAAGCACCTATTGATGATAAATATTTAACTATAGACTATGAACGACTAATACCACTTATTATTGAGGCTATTAAAGAACTAGATAGGAGAACTAAGTGACTACACCTGCTTCGCCTAATCAAATTACTTTAGACGACGTTCAAACGGAGTTTGGTGGCACAAATCCCATTGAAATTGCAGAATATTATGCTGGTGGTAGTTATGTGCCTGCAAGTGTTAGTGGAGTGCCTACAAGTGGTCAAATTAGCCTAGATAATTTGCGCGGCAAAACAAAAACTGTTTATGCAGTTAGTGTAAGTATAAGCCCTAGTAGTGGAGTATATCCATATACTTCAACTATTAGTTGGACTAGTAATATGCCTGTTGGCGGATACGTTAATATTCAGATTACATATCCCAATGGTAGTACTTCCACTCTTACAAATCAGGCAATAAATGGTAGTGCTAGTGCTACTTGGACTAGCAGTACCGGTACTGGTACCGGAAGTATAATTGCATATGGCTATAATAGTTCTAGTACATTATTAGCAACAAGTAGTAGTGTTAGTTTTACAGTATATACGCCAGCAACAATTGATCAGTTATATTTTTATCCAGATCCGGTATATACTGGCACTAGTCAACGCTTATACTATCAAGTTAGTAATACTTCAGTTGTAAGTTATACTATAACTGGTCCTGATGGTACATATACTGGTAGTAGATATATTGGTGGAACATCTCCTTTTAGTTCACAATCATTTGCAATTTCTTGGTCAGGTACTGGTAGCGTTACAGGACAGTTACTTGCTTATGGAAGTAATGGTGGTAGTGTAACACAAACCGTATATTCAAATGTTATTGCTGCACCTAGCTATACATTAACACCTAATGTATCAGCAGTAAATGAGGGCAGTAGTTTTAATATTACCTTTACCACAAATCAAAGTGGAAACTTTGGTTATACTATTAGCGGTGTAAGTAGTGCAGATCTTAACTACGCATCACTTACAGGTACAGTAAGTAATGGTACAGTACTATACTTTAATGTAGCCGCAGATCAATTAACAGAAGGAACAGAAACTTTTACTATTTCATTAGATAATAGTCAAGCTAGTGCACAAGTAAATATCTATGATACAAGTATAACTCCCATAATTCCTTCATTTACAAGTTTTGGCGTTACACGACCTAATGCATATCCTACTGCTGATGCAACTATTACATGGACTACTTCAAATGCTAGTTATGTTAATATACAAGTAATAAATTCAAATGGAAGTAGTACGTATCAGTATGGATATTCAGCAAATGGTTCGTATGTTTATCCAGGCAGTAGCTCAAATCCACTTGGATTATATCAAGTAAATTTAACAGCCTATTCAAGTACTGGTAATACTGCAAGTGATACTAGATATTTTACTGTTATTCAAGAACCAATTATACCAAGTTTTACCAGCGCTAGTTTATCCACTAGTTCAACAGTTAGTACTAATAATGTAACTGTTAATTGGGCCACTTCAAATGCTACTTCAGTAGATGTACAAGTAACTTTTCCTAGCGGTACTGTTGTAACAAGTAACAATCAAAGCGCAAATGCTACAGGATTTGTATTATTTTATGGAAGTAGTTCAAATCAAATAGGACAATACACTGTAGTTTTAACTGCTAGATCTTCAACTAATAATACTACTACTACAACATTATATTTTACTTATACTGCTCCAGCTACTTTTAGTGCAACTTTTAATAGTTTTTATAGTACTGGCGCAACAGGCACATCTTCTGTTGCTTGGAGTGAAGCTAATAGAAATATAGTAATTAATGGTAATGGTACTTTTAATCTTAATGCTAGTGGTTATGCTTCATATACTACAACGGCTACAGGATATCTTTACTGCTTTTTGTATGTGGGAACTGAGCAGTTTTGGGACTTTGGATATTTTTTACTTGATGGAGCTATAGTACAAGATACAGCTAGTATTTCAGGTGTTTATAAAAATGGAACTGGTGGTTATAGTGGCGGCCCTGCTTATGTTTTAAATAATTATAAAGTTGGACCTATTAGTGCAGGTACTCATACAATACAAATTAAATATACAAATGACTATTCCTATAATCCAAATGGCGATGTAGTGTCAGGTGCTTGGACTTGGAGCGCTACTTAATAACAAGGACTTTTAATGACAAATTATAACGAAACAACAGGTCCAGGTACTTCTTGGACTAGAGCTAATAGAGTAATGATTTTAAATCCTCTTGAAGACTCTGTAGCAAAACAAATTTCATTTTTTGAAGAAACTGTGGCTAAAGTAGGTGATACTACCATTAAAGCAGATTCGGGATATTGTAATACATACTATATAGCTGATAAATTAATTCAGCTAATCAATCCTGAAACTGGTGAACCAACAGGTGAAACAATTACACAAGGTAAAGTATATCAAGCAATTTATTCACTTTATTTAGCTGCAGCAAAAGCAAGGGATCAACAAATGAATCCAGCACAACCTCCGCAAACATAAAAACAAAAAATACCTACTCCACAAGGGGTAGGTATTTTTTTATGTTGACACAAACATGCCGGCGTGATATAATATAACAAAATTATTATGCTAAACCTTTTTCCATAGTAATAAATTTTTAAAGAGTATAACCTATGAATCCAGATGAAACATACTCGGTCGCACACATATTAGGCGGCGGTTTTGCTAGTTTATTAGTAGTAGGATTTTTACTTCAAAAATTCTTTACTGGTTTTAAGCGAGAAAGTACAGAAAATTCAGTATTAAATATGATGCACCAAGAGCTGGAACGCATGAGCGAGCAAAATACAAAGCTTAGCCTAGAGCTTGGCAAGCTGCAAGAAGAAGTTATTGAGTTAAATCAACAAATCAGAAATTTAACTACAGAAAATCAACGATTGCATGAAGAAATCTGTACACTAACTAAAGAAATTACTAAGCTTAAAGAGTTGAGTATTGTTAAGCACAAGGAGACAACATGGCACGATCAAGATTAACTGATCCTACCCTAGACTTAGTAACAGCTGCTGGTGCAGTACTCTGGTCAATGGTCACAGGCGAACAAATGGAGTTTCCAATTACCCTAAACTTTATTAGTGATGCAAGCGTTAAAAGCAGTGGTAATTATGTATATGAAGAAGTAGTGGTAGAGGCTAAAAATGTGGCCGGTCAAGAAGATAAACCTACACTAGTACAACCTAGTGGCATAACTACCCGACTATTTGTTAGACTTCCTAGGTATATTGGGGTGTGGAGTGCTACGCAAGCCTACAACAAAGAAGAAATAATTCTTTATAACGGACTTTACTATAAACTACTTAGCGGAGTTGCTAGAACTAGTGCAGTTACACCTGACTTGGATGCAAAGTGGGAAGTAACCACACTAAATAAAATTTACGTTCAGTTTCCTAATACACTAGCTACTGGTTGGGCAGTTCAGCCACTGGCAAGCAGTGCAACTTATGGATTTTTTGAGCTGCGTGTAACTGAACC